AGTTTAAATTAGGTCGTGTTCGTTTTTTAATGAAACCACCACGTTCTTGTTTATCGTGGCATAGAGATCCTGAAATGCGTTTACATATTCCTATTATCACAAACATAGGGTGTAAAATGGTGATTGAAGATACGGCGTTTCATATGCCTGCCGATGGTAATGGTTATATAACAGACAATACCAAATATCATAACTTCTTTAATGGTAGTGAAATAGATAGAGTTCATTTAGTTGCAACCGTATTAGAACATAATTGTTCTGGTGATGATTGTTGTAAACTCTGCTAGACTTGACAATTTCTGTATTATGTGTTATATTAATATCTGATATGTTATAAACACATATCTATTATAAATAATAATATAACGTTCATCCTGAAACGGACGGAAGTAGGCAATGCCGAAGGAACGCACCTAACTTTTAAAAGGAGGGTGTTATGGATAGACATACAAGAGTGCTTGAAAAATATAGTAAAGCAAAAGACCAAGAAAAAAAAGTAAAGGTTATGTTTAGTGCCAGAAAAGAAGTTGACATCAATGGTGGTGGAACGTCTGGTTACATAGTTAAACACGGACCAAACAAAGATAAAATATTAGGTCACTATTCGCCAAAATCAAATAATAATTGGTAGATAAGAAAAACCCACCGAGGTTTCTAGCCTCGGTGGGAAAAAACAACCCTTATAGGGTAACTCTAAATTCCGTATTCGTTTAATCTAAAATCTACAACAGGCATAAAGTCGTAGGCATATTCATAATCAGGTAGGGCACCTGACATTTTAACCAAAGTATCATTTGGTTTCTTTTTATCAAAAAACTTTTGTAAAACAGTTTTAAGATTATTTGCCATTACGTTGTGAATATTCTTATTGAATTTGCAGAATAAAGAACCACAAACTACATTCACATCTGTAGCACCAACCTTTTTAGCAACTTTAATAATCTCATTTCTTAATTGTTCATTTGTCATAATGTTCTCCTTTGTTAGTTTATTTTAAATATAAAGGTCCTGTCCATTGTATTGGATAGTTACCTGTTAATACATTTCCTCTGGCAGAGTTTAAAGCAGGTGCATTAAAACCAGCGGCTTTCAATATATCACCTTTTTTAAAATGTTTAAAGTCTTCTTTTGCAATAAAACAAAATACGCCGTTTTCTCTTACAACTTTAATATATTTTTTACCAGGTCTTATAGATATTTTACTATCCCAATTATCAACTTGTTCTTTAGAATAACCAGTTAATTCTTTGCCACCTATAGTTGACATTTTAATATAGTCTTGTTTAGCACCATCCATTAGATTTTTAATTCCTTCATCAAGTGTTTTTGCAGTTTGTGTTACCATAGTCATAGTGTTTTTCTCCTATTTGTTTTGTAATGCGATTGTTATTAAACCAAATACTATACCTGTTAAGGCCATCATAGCACCTATCATAAAGTTATTTGCTTCGATAGCACCAACAGATCCTACCATACTGAATAAAAATACAATAGCAGTAACTACTGATATGTTTTCTTTTATTTTTTTCATATTTTCTTCCTTATATCTTAATTGATTATAAGCTTCAATTTGATTAAGTGCTTGTTTTTGTAGTGTCATATGTGTTTTTCTCCTTATTGTTTTAATTTATAATCGTGTATAATTTTATTAATAGCATTTTTCATATTAATGTCAATCATCTTTAAAAGAGTGTTATCAATTTCAATAACTTCTTTTATGTTTTTGTTTATTTTGTTTATTTGAGAATATGCAACATTTCTTACAATCGACATATTATTGTTTATTGTTTCCTTTTTTATCATAGTGTTTTTCTCCTTTATTGATTACTGTTTATCTTCTTTACTAAAGTTACTAATAAATCTATCAACTGATTTTGTTCTATAATTATTTTGAAAATTATTATAGATAGATGATATTTTTGCGTCTGTCGGTGCAAAACTTTGTTTAAAACCTTTTCTTTTAGTAAACGGTTTGATTGTGTGTTTATACGTATAACTCGGTTGAACATAAGTATATACAGGAATTTGTATATTTAAATTATTATCATACTTGATAGACGTAACTTTATTGTAGTCTTTTTTTGCAACATTCAATTTTCTTAATAAAGAAATTTCAATATTNTATTTGTTTAGTTCATTGTTTTTCATAGTGTTTTTTCCTTTGTTTTTCATTGTTTATACTCTTATAATATAGGAAAAAGACCCAAATGTCAACTAAATAATCCCGAAAATGACAAAAAAATCCCTTATTTTTTTACTATGTTCTTGTTTTGTTCTCATTTCTTGCTCAAAAAACGTGCAAAAATGCAAAATTTTACCTAAAGTTGAGTTAGGAAGTGCCGAATCAAGCGAATCAGACAAAAAATCAAGTGATTCGAAAGAAAAATTGAAAAATATGGTTGATAATAGAACGACTCACGCTCAAATAAGTTGTAATTTTTAAGATAAATAGACTTATGGACAAAAAAACTGTTTATTGTGATAATTGTGGACACGTTTGCCATTGTGAAAACAAATGTGAGCAAGAAATCGTCAATGAATTTAATGAAAAATATAAAATCGAGTGTTGTGGACATTGCAGACACGAAAAAAAGAAGGATTTTGATCCTGACGAAGTGAAATATGACGCAATGGACTATGATTCGTTTAATGGGGCATAAAAATGGGAAAAAATAGAGAATTTTACTTTTGGAATGAAAGTGGACAAGAAGAAAAAACTGAACAAATGAGTTTAACAAAAGCAGTTAAGTCAATTCAATCAAAATTTAAAGATAGAATTGTAGGTGTTGAATATATCAGTAAAAAAGGCAAACAAATTAGTGAATCAATTGAGTTACCTTGGGGTAGATCAAAGAAATTAAGTAGATAATGCCCGCTGTTTGTAGAGTTGGAGATAGTTTGTCAACAGGACACGGTTGTACGGGTACAACAACGATTGNTTCATCAAATACAGACGGCACAGTAAAGGTAAACGGTATAAATGTCATAGTTGTAGGTGCTCCTACAGTATCACACCCAGCACCACCAAATCCACCTTGTCCACCACACGTTAGATTTTTAAATGCAGGATCATCAACTGTAAAGATCAATAGTATTGCTGTTGGAAGAATAGGAGATAGTGCTGACGCAGGTGCAATGACTTCAGGTTCTTCAAATGTTTTTGTAGGTTAACGTATAAATATTACTGTTATGTCAAACTACGATGCTAGCACTACAAATAACTCAAAACGAGCAAATAGAATCTATAAAGATTTAGATTTAAATTTTGGTAGAAATGTAGTTACAAATGATGTTAATAAATTAACAGACGTAGAGGCAGTAAAAAGAAGTGTTAGAAATTTGATTAACACAAATCATTATGAGAGACCTTTTCATCCAGAAATAGGAAGTGATGTAAGAGCAATGTTATTTGAACCAATGACACCTTTAACTGCTCTTAACTTACAAAGAAAAGTTGCTGAGGTTTTAAATAACTTTGAACCAAGAGTTAATTTAGTTCAAGTTTTAGCAAGACCTGATTTAGATAGAAATAGTTATCATTTAAGAATAATGTTTTATGTAGTGGGTGTACCAGAACCAGTTACAGTAGAAACATTTTTAGAAAGATTAAGATAAAATGGCAAGTAATAAATTCGTAGTTTCAGATTTAGATTTTGACGCAATCAAATCCAATTTAAGAGCATTCTTACAAGATCAAACTCAATTTTCAGATTATAATTTTGAAGGTTCAGGTTTTGCTGTTTTACTAGATACACTTGCTTACAATACTCATTACCTAGGTTTCAATGCTAATATGTTAGCAAATGAAATTTATTTAGATAGTGCAGACATAAGAAAAAATATTGTTTCATTAGCAAAGATGTTAGGTTATACACCGTCATCTCCAAAGGCACCAGTTGCTGGTGTTGATATAATTTTAAATAATGCCACAGGTGCTTCTGTAACAATGAATAAAGGAACAGCATTTACTTCTACAGTAGATGGCACTTCTTATCAGTTTGTTACTAACGAAGATATTACAATAACACCTGCCGATGGTGTTTACAGATTTTCAAATGTAAATTTATATGAAGGTACTTTAGTAACTTATCGTTACACCGTAGATAGTACAGACGTAGATCAAAAATTTATTATACCAAGTGTTAATGCTGATACATCAACTTTAAAAGTTACTGTTCAAACTTCAGCGGGTGATACTTCAACATCTACTTACACTTTAGCAACAGGATTAAAAAGTTTAACAGCAACATCAAAGGCATATTTCTTACAAGAAACTGATACAGGTAAATTTGAAGTTTATTTTGGTGATGGTGTTATCGGACAAAATTTATCTGACGGTAATATTGTAATATTAGAATATGTTGTAACAAATAAAGCAGAGGCAAACGGTGCCTCAACATTTGCTCTATCAGGTTCAATAGGTGGATTTACAAACGTTTCAGTTTCAACTAATTCATCAGCACAAGGTGGTTCTGAAGCAGAAACAAAAGAATCAATTAGATACAATGCACCATTACAATACACAGCACAAGATCGTGCTGTTACAACAACTGATTATGAAACGTTAGTCAAATCAATTTATCCTAATGCCTTATCTGTAAGTGCTTGGGGTGGTGAAGATGATGAAACACCTGTTTATGGTGTTGTAAAAATTGCTATAAAAGCGGCGTCAGGTTCTACTTTAACAGATACAACAAAACAAAATATAGTTACATCATTAAAACCATTTAACGTAGCATCCGTAAGACCTGAAATTGTTGATCCAGAAACTACATCTATTTTATTAACAGTAAATGCTAAGTA